CGAGGCCGCGGGATTGATCGCTCGCGTTGTGCGCCACCCCAAGGGCCACATCAATCGCGCCATCCTGTTCCGGCGCCCGGGCGAGGGCGCGGCGGTGGAGCTGCGGCAGTACATGGGCACACGCTACAGCTTCCGCGAGCACCTGGACAACGGGCGGCTGTGCTGGAAGCTCAGGCGGCTGGGGCGCGGCAACGAGCTGCGGCCGATCTTCCTAGCGGTGGTGACGGAGTGTATCGTGTCCCGATGAAGTCGTCGCGGAAGGCGAACGTGGGTGGTAAATGGGTGGCGATCGAGCGTGGCCTGCTGAAGCGGCCATCCTGGTGGCCATTTCGGCGTGAACTTCTCTGGCCACTGCGGCCTTGCCGGGAGGGTGCCAAGGCGCGAGACGGGCAAACGTTGGCAGTGCTGCTGCTGGAGAAGCCGTGAGCATGGAGCGTCAGCAGGAGCTGGTGGAGTTTTGGATGCGCCTCCGCGAGCGCCTGGAGGCGGGCGCGCGGAGCTATGGAGATGCTTCCTTCCGGCGGGAGCCGGTGGAACTGGCCGTTGAGATCGAGCAGGAGCTGCTGGATGTGTGCGGCTGGGCCTTTGTGTTGTGGTGTCGGCTGAGGCGGCTGCAGGCGGTGCTTAGATCAGAAGCAGATCCGAACTCATCGCAGGCCATCATTAGCTAACCTAATGCCACAGACTCCGGAGTAATGAGCTAAGCCGCGCATTATCATGCAGTTGCGGGTCCTGGCTGGGCCTCGCGGCGGCGGGTGTGGTAGGTGGCACGCTGTGGCCACGGTCTGGGCCCGTGCAAGGTTGACAGGTTGACAGATGCGGGCAGGAGTAGTGTGACGTGGCCGCTGGGCGCGAGCTCGTCAGCCAAGCCGAGTACGCGCGCCATCGGGGCGTCAGTCGCCAGTACATCAGCCGCCTGGCCAAGGCCGGCGTGCTGGTCATGCGCGGCGGCAAGGTGGATGTGGCGGCCTCCGACGCTGTGCTCGATGATCGTCCGGAGAAGGTTTCCGAAACCGCCACCAGCGCTCCCGTAGAGGCGGGTGGGCAGACGACGACCTATGCGCAGGCCAAGCTGGCCGACATGCTCTTCCGCGCACGGTTGCGCAAGCTCGAGTACGAGACCAAGTCGTCGAAGCTGATCCCGACCGACGAGGTCAAGGCGGTGTGGTTCAAGCAAGCCCGACAGATTCGTGACAAGCTGCTGGCCGTGCCGGCTAAGCTGGCGCCGCAGTTGGCAGCTGTCAGTGACGTGCGGGCCGTGCGGGAGTTACTGGGCACCGAGATCGAGGGGATTTTGAAGGGCCTGCAGGATGACATCCGCTACCGCCGCCCTTGAGGAATGCCTGGAGCAGTTGGCGGCAGGCTTTGAGCCACCGCCGCGGCAGACCGTGTCGGAGTGGGCGGATCAAAATCGGTGGCTTTCCTCGGAGGCCTCGGCCGAGCCGGGCCCATGGCGCACCGATCGGGCACCTTATCAGCGGGCCATCCTGGGGGCCCTCACGCCCAACAGCCCTTACGAGTGTGTGGTGATGATGGCGGCGGCACAGACAGGAAAAAGTGAATGCCTACTCTGCCTGGTCGGCTACATCATCGACCGCGATCCGGGGCCGATGCTGGTGGTGCTGCCGCGGGTGGAGGACGGCGAGGCCTGGAGCAAGGACCGGCTGGCGCCCATGCTGCGCACGACGCCGTGCCTAGTGGGCAAAGTGGCCGACGTGCGAACGCGCGACTCGAACAACCGCATCCTGCACAAGCAGTTTCAGGGCGGCAGCATCACGATCGCCGGCGCCAACTCGCCGGCGGGCCTGGCGATGCGGCCAATTCGCTACGTGCTGCTCGACGAGGTGGACCGCTATCCGGCCTCGGCGGGCACCGAAGGCGATCCGGTCAGTTTGGCCATCAAGCGCTCGGCCACCTGGTGGAACCGCAAGATCCTGCTGGTTTCTACGCCGACCATCAAGGGCGCCAGCCGCATCGAGAGCTGGTGGCTGCGCAGCAACCAGTCCAGTTACTGGGTGCCCTGTCCAGAGTGCAACGCCTACCAGGTGCTGGTCTGGCCGAACCTGGAGTGGCCCGAGGGGCGGCCGGAGGAAGCGCAATACCGTTGCGCGCACTGTGGCGTGTTGATTGCGCAGCACCGCAAGCCGTTTATGCTGGCGCGTGGTGAGTGGCGGGCGGCCAATCCCAAGTCCAAGATCGCCGGCTTTTGGATTTCCCAGCTTTACTCGCCCTGGAAAGAGTGGCCGGAGACGGCGGCCGAATTTTTGGAGGCCAAGCACGGCGGGCCGGAGACACTGCGCGCCTTCATCAACACGGCGCTCGGCGAGCTCTGGGACGATGAAGCGGAGACGAGCGTCGAGCTGGCCACGCTCATGAACCGGCGCGAGGTGTTCGGCTCGCGTCTACCGGCCGGCGTGGCGGTGCTCACGGCCGGAGTGGATCTCCAGGTGGATCGGGCCGAACTTGAGCTGGTGGGTTGGGGACGCGGCGAGGAGTCCTGGTCGATCGAGTACCGCGTCTTTCCGGGCGATCCAAGTGCGCCCCAGCTTTGGCAAGCGCTCGATGAGTATTTGAAGCGCCAGTGGCTACACGAGTACGGCATCAGCTTGCCGGTGGCTGCTTGCGCGATCGACTCGGGCTTCCACACCCAAGCGGTGTATGAGTTCTGCCGCACGCGCTACGGGCGGCGCATCTTTGCCATCAAGGGCAAGAGCGGCCCGCTGCCGGTGTGGCCGAAGCGGCCGAGCCGGAGCACGCTGGGCCGCACGCCCTTGTGGATCGTCGGCGTCGATAGCGCCAAGAGCGTCATCTACAGCCGGCTCAAAATCGAGCAGCCGGGGCCGGGCTACTGCCACTTCCCGCTGGAGCGCAGCGAGGCGTTCTTCGAGCAGTTGCTCTCAGAGGTGCTGGTGACGAGCTACGCGCGTGGGGTGCCGGTCCGGGAGTGGCGGCGCAAGAAGGGCGTGCGGGGCGAGGTACTGGATGCGCGGACCTACGCCTACGCGGCGCTATGCGGGCTGGTCTCGATGGGCTTCAGGTTGGACGCCGAGGCTGAGCGAATCGCTGCGCTCAGGCCGGCGGCCGCGAGCGAGGACAAGCCCGCGGCGCCCGGACGCAAGGTGCTGCGCAGCCGGTGGATGGAGTCCGGGGTGCGCAACTTTTAAGAGTCTCACCAAGGAAACCCGCGAGTTTCTCCAAGCGCGGTCGTTCGGCAAGGTTGCCGTGCCGACGCCAGGCACGCCCGTGCCCATCACGACGGACACCAACCTGCGCGCAGCCAAGCTGCGCTTTGCCGTGGTGATCGGGGGGACCGGCCGGGTCTTCCTCGGTGTGGCTGGGATGAACAAGGCCACCGGCAGCGGCGTGATCAAGGAGTTTTGGCTCACGGGCGCGGGTGGCGGGATTGCCGACGAGCTGGTGCTGGAATCGCAAAACGGTCACTTACTGCGGCCCGCTGACTACTACGTGGATGCCAACGTGGCCAGCGAGGGGCTGATCGTTGCCTACTGGGGCTGGGTCCCGCACTGGGCGTGATGATTCGCGAGCTGCGGATTTGGTGGCGGCTGCGGCCGCTCGTTGACGAATTCAAGGAGCTTAGCACGATGAAGTTCTCTGTAAACGTTGCCATTCAGATGCTGGCGCTGGTGGCGCAAGCGATCAACGCGACTCAGGATTTATTGCCCGGGCGCGGCAAGTTCTGGGCCATGGTGGTGCTGTCGGCGGTGCAGGGCGCCACCGCCGTGCTGGCGCACTTTGCCAACCCGGACGGAACGCCGGCCGAGGCGCCTTACATCAAGAAGTGAAGCCCGCAGCTTCACCATGCCAGCTCGAATGGCGCCCAATTCTAGGATTTCCATCCTACGAGGTGTCTGAGCGCGGCGATATCCGACGCGCGCTCTCATTCCGCCACTACCCGGCGGGAATGGTCCTACGGCAACGAAGGAATCGCTTCGGCTATATGACCGTCAGGCTTTCCGAGCGCGGCATCGCCTGCGATGTTTTTGTCCATCGGCTTGTCGCGCTTGCTTTCCTCGGCCCGCCACCGAGTCCGCGCCATCAAGTCGCGCACAGCGATGGCACCCGAGACCACAATCACTGGTCGAATCTCCGCTGGGCGACGCCTTCCGAAAATGCGCAGGACCGCCAGAAACATGGGAGGTGGATGGTTGTGAGAGGTGAGAAACATCCCATGGCCCGCCTCACCGAGGCTCTCGTGCTGGCCATGAGAAGCCGGCGCCGAGAGGGTGCGCTCTACCGGGAGATTGCTCACGAGTTCGGATTTCCGACGCTTACGGTTTATGACGCCGTGAGGGGAGTGACTTGGAGCCACATCTAAATGCGCAGCCAGATTTGGTTAGCCTCCAAGGTGGAGCACTGGCCCACCGATAAGTTGATTCCCTATGCGAGAAACCCCCGCACCCATTCCGAGGAACAAGTCGCTCAAATTGCAGCCAGCATTTTGGAATTTGGCTGGACCTCTCCAATTCTGGTAGATACACACGCAGGCGTTATTGCTGGCCACGCACGCCTCCAGGCGGCGCGCAAGCTGGGCTTGAGCGAGGTACCGGTGATCGTGCTCGATCACCTGAGCGAGGCCCAGCGGCGGGCGCTGGTCATCGCCGACAACCAACTCGCTCTTCGAGGCACGGGATGGGATGAGGAGCTACTGCGCGGCCTGCTCACGGAGCTGCGCCAGGATGAGTTCAACCTCGACGTGCTGGGCTTCTCCGATGAGGAGTTGAACGCCCTGCTCGCCGAGCCGCCCGAGCTGGCGGAAGGCCTCACTGATGAGGACGCCATTCCCGAGCCGCTTGAGGAGCCGGTGGCGCGCCGTGGGGATCTGTGGATCCTGGGCGAGCATCGGCTGCTGTGCGGCGACTCCGCCAATCGAGAGGACGTGGATCGCCTGGTGGCCGGCGAAACGGTGGATCTGGTCAACACCGATCCGCCGTATAATGTGCGCGTCGAGCCACGCTCGAACAACGCCATTGCCGCCGGGCTGTCTTCGTTCGGCGGCCTTCAGCATCACCAGAGCTTTGACCTGCACCGCGGCGCCTCCAAGGCCAAGCGCACGACCAAGAAGCTGCGTCCCAAGGATCGCGCGCTGGCTAACGACTTCATGAAGGACGCCGATTACGACGTCCTATTGCGGCAGTGGTTCTCCAACCTGGCCGCGGTGCTCAAGCCGGGCGGGGCCTTCTACATCTGGGGCGGCTACGCCAACTGCGCCAACTACCCCCCGGCGCTGGCCGACTGCGGCCTTTATTTCTCGCAGGCCATCATCTGGGTGAAGGAACACCCCGTGCTCACGCGCAAGGATTTCATGGGCAACCATGAATGGTGCCAGCCTGCGGACACGCAGGTCATGACGCCCGAGGGTCCAGTTCCCATTCAGAGCCTGTGCGATGGCGATCGGGTCGTCAGTTACAGCCGCAATTCCAACGTGCTGGTGGGAATTCGCGAGGGTTTGCCAATCCGCCGGACCTCCCGGCCGTACCGCGGTCCCCTTCTTTCAGTTCGTGCGGGAGGTCGTGCGACCTGGTGCACGCCAGGCCACCATTGGAGCGTGAAGCTCGCCCCGTGGGCGCGTGAGTGGTGGTGTGTCTATCTGATGCGGCGAGGTTCCTGGTGGCGTGTCGGAAAGTCCAAGCTCCGCTCCACCTGGGGCTTCGGGGTAAAAC